TATTCCTGCAGATAAAATTATTTGTGTATATGAACCAGTCAGGGATTTGGAAGCAGCATATCTTGAGAAACTAAATGAAGAAGTAGGTGATGATAAGTCTGGAAAGAAAAAGAAGAAGTCTAAGTCAGTCAAACAAATTTTAAATGAATTGGAGGATAAAACAGCAGAATGATCAAAGTTCTCCTTTTAAAAAATGGTTCAGTTTTAATTACTGAAATTGAAGAAGTGACAGCAGAACTAGGAGAACCTGATTGTAAGTTAATCAATCCAGTAGAGATCCTAGACACAGAACCACTCCAGTTAAAGAAGTGGTTACATGCATATACCACTCAGACATCAAGTATGCTATCATCAGATAGTATCCTAACAATAGTTGATCCTCACAAAATTCTTGAGGACGATTATAAAAAGTTCCTGAGTAAATGAAGTTTTATACAAATGTCCAACTAGTCGGAGATGATTTCCTTGTCCGTGGTTATGATAATGGTAACTACTTTCAGACAAGAGAAAAGTTTTCTCCGACTCTTTTTATGAAATCTCCTAAGAAGTCTAAGTACAAGACTCTATCTGGAGAAACAGTTTCACCCATCAAACCTGGTAGTGTGATGGAGTGTAGAAGTTTTATTGAAAAATATAGTACTGTAGAGAATGTATCAATCTACGGAAACGATAAGTATATCTATCAATATATTTCTGATACTTACCCACAGGAAGAACTTAAATTTGATGTATCTAAGGTAAGAATATTTACGATTGATATTGAGGTAGCATCTGAAAATGGTTTCCCTACTACAGATGCAGTTGCTGAAGAGATCCTTGCAATTACTATTCAGAACTATGCAACAAAACAAATTGTTTCATGGGGTCAAGGTGCATTCGTAAACAAGAAAGAGAATGTTAGTTATATCAACTGTAACAGTGAAGTACACCTTCTACGTTCTTTCCTTGCCTTCTGGACAAAGAACTATCCAGATGTGATTACTGGTTGGAATTGTAATTTATATGATATTCCTTATATCTGTGGTCGTATAGATCGTGTCCTAGGTCAAAAAGAGATGAGGACATTTTCTCCTTGGAATATGGTAAGAAAAGGTATCATAAAGATTATGGGAAGAGAACATGTTTCTTATACTGTGTCTGGAATAGCATGTCTTGATTATCTTGATCTCTATAAGAAGTTTACTTATAAGGCACAAGAGTCTTATAGACTAGATTATATTGCTGAAGTCGAACTTGGTAAGAAGAAACTTGATCACTCTGAGTTTGATACATTCAAAGACTTCTATACGAAGGGTTGGCAGAAGTTTATTGAATACAACATCATTGACGTAGAACTAGTTGATGAGTTGGAAGACAAGATGAAGTTGATTGAACTTGCCCTGACTATGGCATATGATGCCAAGGTAAATTATATCGATGTTTTCTATCAGGTAAGGATGTGGGATACTATCATTTACAATTACCTGAAACGAAAGAATATTGTTATTCCTCCAAAGGAAGAATCTAATAAGAATGAAAGATATGCAGGTGCATATGTGAAAGAACCAGTGCCAGGTGTTTATGACTGGGTTGTTTCCTTTGACTTGAATAGTCTATATCCACATTTAATCATGCAGTATAATATTTCCCCAGAAACTTTACTTGAACAAAAGCACCCTTCAATTACAGTTAATAAGTTACTCAAGGAGAAACTAACTTTTGAAATGTATAAGGACAATGCAATTTGTGCGAATGGTGCAATGTTCCGTAAAGATAAACGTGGATTCTTACCAGAACTAATGGAGAAGATGTATGGTGACCGTGTTATATTCAAGAAAAGAATGCTCAAAGCACAACAGGAGTATGAGAAGAAACCTACTAAAGCTCTTGAAAAGGAGATCTCTAGATGCAACAACATTCAAATGGCAAAGAAGATTTCTCTTAACTCTGCTTATGGTGCTATTGGTAATCAATACTTCAGGTATTACAAACTAGCAAATGCTGAAGCAATCACATTGTCTGGTCAAGTTTCTATTCGTTGGATTGAACAACGCATGAATCGATACCTAAATAAACTTTTGCAAACGGAGGAAGTAGATTATGTTATCGCATCTGACACCGACTCAATCTATCTTAATCTTGGACCTCTTGTTAATAAACTTTTTGGTGATGAGTCTAGCGACAAAACAGCAGTTGTGGGGATACTTGACAAGATCTGTAAAGAAACGTTGGAACCGTTCATTGAGAAATCCTATCAAGAACTTGCTGATTATGTTTCTGCGTATGATCAGAAAATGATTATGAAGCGAGAGAACATCGCTGAACGTGGTATCTGGACAGCAAAGAAAAGATATATTCTAAACGTATGGGATAGTGAGGGAGTTAGATATGAAGAACCAAAACTGAAGATGATGGGTATTGAGGCAGTCAAATCATCAACTCCTGCTGCTTGTAGGAAGTTAATTAAAGATGCCTTGAAGATGGTTATGGAAGGAACTGAAGATGAAGTGATTGATTTTATTGCAGACTCTAGAAAGAACTTCCGTTCAATGAGTCCAGAGGAAGTTGCATTCCCAAGATCTTGTAGTAATGTTACTAAGTATAAAGGAGAATCTGACGTCTATATTAAAGGTAGTCCAATTCATGTAAGAGGATCACTGCTCTTTAATCACTATATAAAAAAGAATAATCTGGATACAAAGTATTCATTGATTAATAATGGTGAAAAAATTAAATTCTGTTACTTGAAGATACCAAATCCAATTCATGAGAACGTCATTTCGTTTATTCAAGACTTTCCACCAGAATTTGGACTTGACAAGTACATAGATTATGACCTACAATTCGAGAAGAGTTTTGTTGAACCACTCAAAGCAATTCTGGATGCTATACATTGGAATGTCGAAAAAACTGTAAACCTAGAATTATTTTTTACCTAATGGATTTACCTATTGATTTAGATGAACTTGATGTCATTATTGAGTCTGTATCAGATGTTGATACAGAACTATGTCGAAAACTAAGATTAGTTAAAGGTTTAGTTGAAGATGGAAAACCTTATAAAAAAATACTTCGTGAAAAGTATGGTTATGTAGCATAATGTTTTTTAAAAAATTGAGTCTTGTTACTGGTGGATTTGATCCTATCCATAGCGGACATATATCATACTTTACAAGAGCAAAAGATTTTTCTGATTATCTTGTAGTTGGTATTAATACAAATGAATGGTTGACAAATAAGAAAGGTCAATACTTTCAGTCTTGGGTTGAACGTGCAGAGATTATTCGTCACTTAGATATGGTTGATGCAGTGATTACTGTACCTGATGATGACAAAGGTTCAGCCTGTGGTGCGATTGCAAAATGTTTAGAAATTGCAGAGACAGTTGTTTTCTGTAATGGAGGTGACAGAGGTAAATCTAATACACCAGAAACTGATTTGTATGGTGAAGATCCAAGAGTACAGTTTGAATTTGGTATTGGTGGTGATGATAAGATGAATAGTAGTTCTTGGATACTCAAGGGTTACTTTGAAAGACAACGTAAATTATTAGGAATATGAATTGTTGGCACTGTGGCACTGAATTGATTTGGGGTGGAGACCATGACCTTGACGATTATGAAGATATGGAGTATGATATAGTTACAAACTTATCATGCCCAAGGTGTGAATCATACGTTGAAGTTTATCATAAGATAGAAAGATAATGGATTTTCTCAAAGAAATAGTTAAAGAGATTGGTGACGAGTACACACAAATCGCAGCAGACATAGATGAAACAGAAAGATTCATTGATACAGGAAGTTATATCTTTAATGCAGTTGTTTCTGGTTCCGTTTATGGTGGCGTTTCTAGTAATAAGATCACTGCCATTGCTGGTGAGACTTCTACTGGAAAAACTTATTTTTCCCTTGCTATTGTCAAGAACTTTCTGGACACTAATCCTGATGGGTATTGCCTCTATTTTGATACTGAAGCTGCAATCACCAAAGGATTATTATCATCTCGTGGAATTGATCAAAACAGACTTGTTGTTGTCAATGTCGTAACAATCGAAGAGTTCCGAAGCAAAGCACTCCGTGCAGTTGATATATACTTGAAGACAGAAGAAGAGAATCGCAAACCTTGCATGTTTGTTTTAGATTCTTTAGGTATGCTTTCCACAGAGAAAGAGATTACTGATGCATTGAATGATAAACAGGTTCGTGATATGACCAAATCACAACTTGTCAAAGGTGCATTTCGTATGCTTACCCTTAAATTAGGTCAAGCAAATATTCCACTTATAGTTACAAATCACACTTATGATGTCATCGGAGCTTATGTACCAACTAAAGAAATGGGAGGAGGTAGTGGACTCAAATATGCAGCGTCTACAATCATTTATCTCAGCAAGAAAAAAGAAAAGGATGGCAAGGAAGTCATCGGAAATATTATCAAAGCAAAGACTCATAAATCACGTTTAAGTAAAGAAAACAAAACTGTTGAGATTCGTTTGTATTATGATGAACGAGGTCTAGACAAATATTATGGTCTTCTTGAACTTGGAGAACTTGGTGGACTTTGGAAAAATGTGGCTGGTAGATATGAAATGAATGGTAAGAAAGTATATGCGAAAGAAATATATAAGAATCCAGACAAGTATTTTACTGATGATATAATGAAGAAGTTAGATGATATTGCTGTTGAAGAGTATAGTTATGGTTCTTTGTAGTTACAATATATTACCAACAAATTTGTGTGATTATCTAATTAATGTTTATGAAACAAATTCTGATACTCTTGAAAGAGTTGATAAAGAATCAAAACCAACATTTACACAGTTAAATTTAAATAGATATCATTCTAAAGTTATATCAAATCTTTGTAATTATTTTTCTGCAGCGTTAGATAATTATAAAAAAGATGTATCATCAGCAAAATACTTACCTAAAATTAAATATATCGAAGAGTTTAGAATCAAAAAATATGAAGTTGGTGGAGTAGATCGTTTTGATGAACACGTAGATGTGATTGATCATAAGTCAGCTAAGAGATGTCTTGCTATGTTATTCTATCTGAATGATGTTGAGGAAGGTGGTAAAACTATTTTCCCTCATCATCACAAAGAGTTTACTTCCGTTAAAGGATCTGTTATAATATTTCCACCAACGTGGGAATATCCACATTTGGGTGAACCACCGATAAGTAATCCCAAATATATTATGAGTTCTTATTTGCATTATCATTGATGGAAAGAATTGAAACGACAATTTTAAAGAATTTGATATTCAATGAAGAATATTCAAGAAGGGTATTACCATTTCTTAAAAATGAATATTTTGAAAGTTATCATGAGAAAGTAGTATTTGAAGAAACTGCTAAGTTTATTATTGAATATAGTAATCTACCATCTAAAGAAGCAATCATAATTGAAGCAGAAAAAAGAACTGATATTAGTGATGAAGGTTTTAAAGATATAAGTACATTAGTAGCAGAATTAAACGAAGAGAAAAGTGATCTTCAGTGGTTGTTTGATACAACAGAAAAATGGTGTCGAGATCGTGCAATCTATCTTGCACTTGTTGAATCAATTAGTATTGCTGATGGTAAGACGGAAAAGAAAAAAACTAGAGATGCTATTCCATCTATACTATCAGATGCATTAGCAGTTAGTTTTGATAATAATGTAGGACACGATTATTTGCAAGACTATGAAGAGCGATTTAAATTCTATCACCAAAAAGAAACTCGAATTCAATTCGACCTCGATTATTTCAATAAGATTACGAAGGGTGGTCTTCCTAATAAAACACTCAATATTGCTCTTGCTGGCACTGGTGTTGGTAAGTCTCTCTTTATGTGTCATGTCGCAAGCAGTGTGTTACTCCAAGGGAAGAACGTATTATACATCACGCTTGAGATGGCTGAGGAAAAAATTGCAGAGAGAATTGATGCTAATCTTTTAAATGTTCCAATACAACAATTAGTTGAATTACCAGAAATGATGTTTGAAAACAAGGTAACTAATATTGCAAAGAAGACACAAGGAACATTAATTATTAAAGAATATCCAACTGCATCAGCACACTCAGGACACTTCAAAGCATTACTTAATGAACTTGCACTTAAGAAGTCATTTAAACCAGATATCATTTTTATTGACTATCTAAATATATGTGCATCAAGCAGATATCGAGCAAATTCCAATGTCAACTCGTATTCCTATATTAAGGCGATTGCTGAAGAGCTCAGGGGCCTTGCAGTTGAGACTAATGTACCTATCGTCTCCGCTACTCAGACGACTCGTTCTGGCTATGGTAGTAGTGATGTTGATCTTACTGACACGAGTGAATCCTTTGGTCTCCCTGCTACTGCTGACTTCATGTTTGCTCTTATCTCGACTGAAGAATCTGAGCAACTAAATCAAATTCTAATTAAACAACTAAAAAATAGATATAATGACCCTACTATGAACAAACGATTTGCCATAGGGGTTGACAGATCTAAGATGAAGTTGTATGATGTAGAACAAAGTGCACAAAATGACATTATAGAACAACCACCTAGTACTACAGTTATTACTAAGGTGAGTTCTGATGATGTTAAACCTACTGTGCTAAATAAGTTTCAAAAGTTTAAAAATCTAAAAGTATGATTGATTTTGATAAGTATCTTTTATTCGTGGATGGTGTCACATCCGATTCCAGTAAGAATTTTGTCGATCTTGCTGATCGCTTGGGTGAACTTGACAGAGAGGGTGCCAATATTGAACGTCTTACCACTTCTGGTGTTGGTCTTGCTGCTGAATCTGGTGAGTTTCTTGAGATCGTTAAGAAGATGGTATTTCAAGGTAAACCTTGGAACGACGACAATCGAGAACATCTTATTATTGAGTTGGGTGATATTATGTGGTACGTAGCAAACGCTTGTATTGCATTGAACGTTGAATTTGATGACGTTGTACGAGGTAATGTTAAGAAACTAGAAAAGAGATATCCTGGTGGTAGTTTTTCTATAGAGAAATCTGAGAAAAGAAAGAGAGGTGACCGTTAATGTTAACTAGACAAGTAGAAGATTCATTAAGAGCAGCACAGGAACATTTAAGAGATGCTCTTGCGTTTGCAGCAAGAGGTGAAAAACCTTATGTATCAAAACACATAGGTTCATTCTTAGCAGACATTGAGAATTTAATAGAAGCACAAGATCTTATAGAACAGATGAGAGAGAAGTTGGAGCAACTACCTGACGATAAATAAAAATAAAAAGTCATGGTGACTGCTGCCAAAAGAAAATCTAGCACAGAATTAAAGCAAGAGATACTTAAAGCTTTTAATGATACTATTAGCAGAGTTGAAAGTACTATAAAAACTGCAAAGTTTAAGAAGACAAAGTATTCTGTTCATTATAACAAGGTTAAAAAAGAAAGTTCTAACTCATGGACTTCTAAGAAAAGAGCAAAAGCTACTAAACCTTCTGTTACTTTTATATTTCGTACTAATCAAAGTAGATTTGATTTGATGCAGCAAATAGTTAACACTCTTCAAGGATATGGTATTAAGTTTGTAGGGTCTAGTACATTATCTGGTATGGGACATTTAGAATTTACCAATAAACTAGTAGATAGTGAGGGTAATCCTACTAAACCACCTAAATCTATAACTTTTTATTTTGTAGTGAAATATAAAGACAGTAATGCATTTAGATCTTTACCATATACTAATCCTTTATTAGAATCAAAAGGATGGAAAAGAAAATTTAGGAATAGATCACCTGATACATCTGAAGAGCATAGAATATTAAAGAAGATGAATGATGATATATTTAAACTAGGTATGGAAACACCAGTAGATCTCGTGATTGAACCAGAAACCTATGGTAATATCATTGGATTTATACCAGGTTCAAGTGGAACACATGCAGATTTTGTTGGTATAGATAAAGATCTTAATGAAGTATGTTTCTTATCTCATAAGATGGGTACTGATGCTAAACATTTCCAACAGTATTCTGGTATATCAGTTGCTGCAGGTATGCCTATCTTCAGTGATCCAGAGGTACAATCTTTTAGTAAAATAATTGCTAATAAAGATGAAGATGAATTTAGTAATCAATCATTCTCACGAGATATTGAAAATTCAGAGTTACAAACTATGGGAATATTTGGACCTGACTATGGCGGTGGTGTAGGACACAACAGTTGTACTCATTTTATGCAAGGTAATGTAAATGTTTCAAGAAGAAAGCAAAAGAAAAAAGCAGATGAAAATGCAGAGATACAAATAACATTTAGTACTAAAAATATACACAGATCTGATGCAGGTCAGTTAATTAATAGTTCAGAATATGCACCTACACTTGGTGCTAGAAAGGGTGAAGATAGTAGAACAGTAAGATATGGTTCTAACGTAGTGTCAGGTGTTAGAGGTGGAATATTCTCATCTGCATATATAAAAGGTAGATCAAATAACATCGAACTTCCAGTAGACGACAGTGAAATTTTCTAATTTTAGTAGTGATGCAAAACGTACTCACTATAGACATGCTAATTTATTTGAAGAAGGTACCTATGTCCAGTATGGAGATAAGGTAGGTAAGGTTCATCGTCGTGGTCCTAATTATGTTATTGCTGTCACTGATGACGGTAATATGTTTAGAGCATGGGCACAAGATATTACTGAAGCCGCTGCTGATAAATATAATGGACTAGGTAAAGGACAAGGTAAATCTGCCAAGCATCGTCTTGTTGGCACTGATAGATTCAGAGAGTTTACCAAGATTATGGCACGTGGTTCTGAGTATGACATGTGGAAAGAGGGTAATTACATACCAAAAACTGACAAAGACAAAGGCATTGAAGAAATGCTAAATAATAAGCATAGGAGTATCGAAGAAACAATGTATTCAAATTGGAGAACTGAACTTACCGAAAAGACAAGTAAGTTTGTGGAAGTAAGTCCACAAATCATGGATAACACTGACCCTATGGATCAGGTTTTCGATAAAAATAAGAAACTTAAGGGTGCTAACAAGGCAGTCAAAGAGGAACTTATTGCAGAAAAAGATTACGATGGAGATGGCAAGGTAGAGTCAGGTAAAGACGAGTACTTTGGATCCAGAGATAAAGCTATCAAGAAAGCGATGGCAAAGAAGAAAGGTATGAAGAAAGAGCATCATGAAAAGGATATCAATGGTACTGTTATTGAACATCCTGAGAAAGTTTATGATGAGAACAACGAAGAAGTAATAGATACTACACCATCATCTGTTGAGGAAGGTTCACTCAAGCAAGCACGTAAGAACATTGGTAGAGATCCAGACAAACCTTCTTGTTGGAAAGGATACAAAGCAAAAGGTACTAAGATGAAAGGTGGTAAGTCAGTTCCTAACTGTGTTAAGGAAGATGAGATCATGGAACAGGAGAAATTATAGATGCAATTACAAATCAATTGCAAACATTAGATTATTGCCAGCCCTTTCAACAAGGTTTTGGTGGATCTTTTGAGTTAGCTACAAGA